CTGTGAATCTTCCTTGAGTCTTGTTTTAAACACTTCTTGATACTCAGGAGAATCGATCAGAGCCTTAGCTTTACGACCAAACCGCACCGATAATTCAGTCGTGTTAGTGGATTGTATAATTTTTAGTTTTGGATTTCTTCCTACCATCCATGCAGGTAGTAAGTATGATGCAAATTCTGATTTAGTATGTCTAGGTGCCATATTGATAATGACACGTTTTACTTTTCCATTTGCAATATCATTAAATTTTTTTGCCACTCGTTTGTGATGGGACCCTTCTA